AAACAATACTTTGCCTACAGCCGTAAATTTACTTCTTGAAAGGTCAAGATAATGGCAGCATCGAATACCAATATTAAAGTTACTGAATTAGATTTCGGTAGCATCAAACGCAACTTTATAACTTATTTACAATCACAAGATAACCTTAGAGATTATAATTTTGATGGTTCTACAATGTCGGTTTTACTAGACGTTCTGGCCTATAATACACATTATAACTCTTTCTATTTGAATATGGTTGCCAATGAAATGTTCTTGGACACCGCAATACAAAGAAGTTCTGTGGTTTCTCATGCAAAACTATTGGATTATGTGCCAAAATCTTCTGTTGCACCTACAGCATACATTAACTTATCTTTTAATGGTGTTTCGAATACATCTTTTACGTTACCTAAATTTACAAACTTTTTGTCTGAACCAGTCAATGGTGTAAACTATAACTTTGTAACAACAAATGCACAAACAGTTGAAGTTTCTGGTAATACCGCAAGTTTCTTAAACCTTGAATTAAAACAAGGCATTCCAATTAGTCACCGATATACTGTTAATGGCACGACCAATCCTAAGAAAACATTTGAATTAACAAACTCTTTGATTGACACATCAACAATTAAAGTATTGGTGCAAGAATCAAGTTCAAACACAGCATATCAAGTATATCAACCTGCTTCAAATTATTTGACGTTAGATTCTAATTCTAATGTATATTTTTTATCTGAATTACCTAACGGAAACTATGAAATGTCTTTTGGTGATGACATTCTAGGACACGAACTTACTGACGGCAATATTATTACAGTTTCTTATGTTGCAACCGATGGAACAAACTCTGCTGGTGCAAACAACTTCTTGTTGATGGATAGAATTAATGGTTATACAACCACAACTATCACACCAAGAATTGCTGCATCTCAAGGTAGTGGCAGAGAAACAATTGATTCTATCAAATATCAGGCCGTTAAATCATATTCCGCACAGAATCGTGCAGTTTCTAAGAATGATTACATTTCTGCCGTTCAACAAAACAAACTTGGTTTTTCTTTTGATGCGGTCAATGTTTGGGGTGGAGAAGAAAATAACCCACCCGTATATGGTCAAGTATTCATTTCATTGAAACCAACTGGTGGATACACATTAACAGAAACTCAAAAACAAAAAATTGTTACAGATGTTATTAAACCCATTAGTGTTTTGACTGTAACACCAACGATTGTAGATCCTGATTACACCTACATTAAGTTGGACATCAATGTGTATTATGATCCTACTAAAACAAATTTATCTGCTGGTGATATTCAAAGTGGCGTTAAGAACGCAATCATTAATTTTGGTAGAAGAACTCTCAACACATTCAACTCCACATTTAGTTCATTTGACTTGTTAAGCACTATTCAAAGTTATAATAACTCAATTATTACCAGTGAATATAAGATTAGATTGCAGAAGAAATTTTATCCAAACTTTTCAACACCCACAACTTACAAGTTATATTACAATGCACCACTACAAAAAGGATTGTTTCTTAGTGGTACAAGCAGTTCACCAACATTACAGTACCTTGATCCAGCAAATCCACAGAGAACAATTAATAATGTTTATATTGATGAAGTTCCTGTTTCTACTTTTGGTGTAGACACGATTTCTGTTATCAATCCAGGTTATGGTTATCAGTTTGCACCGAAGATTGATATTCTTGGAGATGGAACTGGTGCAACTGCAACGGCCGTACTTTCAAGTGGAAGTATTAAGAGTGTTACTATTACCAACGCAGGTAATAATTATACCAGTGCTATTGCAACAGTAACACCGCAACCTGGAGATACAACGGGTCAATTAGGTGCCTTGGTGGTTAATCTGCAAGGTAAATATGGCACACTAAGAACTTACTACAACAACAATAGTAACGCTAAAACCGTTCTCGATGATAATATTGGTACGATTGATTATGATAATGGATTGATTACTTTAAACAGCTTCAATCCTGTTAGTGTAAATAATGTATTTGGATTGTTAACTGTTTCTGCGACACCAACAGTTGCAACCATTTCTTCTTCATACAATAGAATTATTACTATTGATGAATATGATCCTACCGCAATCACAGTTAATGTAATACCTAAAACTAACAACTAATGATTCCAAATAATCAAAAGACCTCGTTACTAATACCGTACCAACTTCCCGCATATATTCGGGACGACCCCAATTACGCCAATTTTGTGTTGTTCTTGCAGGCGTATTATGAATGGATGGAAGAAGAAGGGCAAGTAGTAAATCGTTCAAAAAATATCTTAAACTATACAGATATTGATAATACTACATCAGAATTCATTGATTACTTTATCAATGATTTTTTGCCATTCTTTCCTAAAGATTTATTGGTAGACAAAACAAAGGTAGTTAAATTTGCCAAACAATTCTATCAATCAAAAGGAACACCAGCTTCATTTAAGTTCCTGTTTAAAATTCTTTACAACTCAGACTTTGATGTTTATTACACAAAAGAATCTGTATTAAGAGCTTCTGCCGGTACTTGGTATGTTGCCAAAGTTTAAAACTTGCATCACTTGATGATAATCTTTTAAATATCAAACAGTATAGACTATTAGGTGAAACAACTAAGTCACTCGCAACAGTAGAAAACTCTGTAGTTGCCGGTAATAAAACTGAAGTGTTTTTGTCAAACATTCAACGACTGTTTCAGTCTGGTGAATTTGTTCGTGTTGTGGATAATAATGACCAAGATGTTTTGTTTGATGGCCAACCACTCAGAGCAAAGATTGTAGGACAAATTAGTTCAATAACAATCAATCCAAGATTTCGTGGTTTGTTTTATCGTCCAGGTGATCCTGTTGTCGTTTACGGTGGTTTAAATGAGGACACCTTATTTCCAGTTGGTGCTAACGCCGAAGTGGCCACCGTTACAACAGGTACAATTAAATCCATCGCTGTTACTGATGGTGGTTATGGTTACACACTAGATTCTCCACTCACAATTCAATATGGTGGCGGTGCAACTGCTTTGGTTGCTTCGGTGGATCCAACTAAAACATCTAATGTGTTATTGGCAAATAATGCAATTGGTACTAAAGCTGCTTTGCCAATTGGAACACCAGATTATGGTTTCGCAAATACGTCCAATATATCTAGTAGAATCATTGATACGCTTGATTTCAAGACTATTTCTGTAAGTCCAATATCTTCAGTTTTAGTAATTAATGGTGGTGGTGGAATATCTAGAGCACCAGAAGTTTCTGCTCAAGCATTATACTTAACCAATCTCGATGATGATGTTGTGGCCAATAATTATGCCGACTTAAAATTTTTAGGCATTTTGGCGCCAATGATTATTGAAAATGCTGGTGTTGGTTATAGAGCCAACGATCAAATTGTTTTCTCTGGTGGTTCTGGTTACGGTGCGTATGCCAATGTTGTTACAGTATCGCCTACAGGAGCAATCACTAATGTTGCATATCGATATGGTGAACAACTTTATCCATTAGGTGGACTAGGTTACAAAATAACTGCATTACCAGCACTAACTGTTGTATCTGCAAATGCCAATGCGGCCAATGCACTTATTACTGTTACAGGTATTTTAGGTGATGGTGCAAAGTTTGTTGCAAACACAGACACTATTGGTTCTGTAAGTACCATTACATTGAATGAAACAGGTGAAGATTATATTGCAGAACCAAGAATATCATTAAAGATTCAAGACATTGTAGTATCTAATGTCAGCATTTTAAACATTCCACAAAAAGGTGATGCGGCCTATCAAGGTAGTAATGTGGAAGTATCCTCATACTCCGCATTAGTAGAATCACTTTCTTTATTAGCACCAGATGTAAATCCAGCAAATACACTATACAATTTAAGAGTATTTGATTATAAGGGTCGGTTAGATACAAACGAAATTATTAAGATTGGTACAGAAGAACGTAATATTAATTTGTTAATGGCCAATGTTGCATACAATGAAAACTACACATCAAGTGGTGTTAAAACTTATGGTGATGGTCGTGCAAGAGCCAACACAAAATTTTTGAATGGTTTGAATATTAGTCAAGGACAATACCTTGACAAAAAAGGTCAGTTAAGTTCTTTTGATGTGTTACAAAGTACCAACTTTAATAACTATACCTATCAGATTACAGTAGAAAAAGAGATTGCCAAGTATAGAGAAACTTTGTTGGGTCTGTTGCATCCAGCAGGTATGAAAGTGCTTGGAAGATACTCACTCAAAGCCAATTCCAACTTTATTGCAAGTGCAGATACTTTGTTGTTTACAGGCACACCAATTTATTATTACACAGGCGAATTATCTTCTGCTACAATGGTTGCAGATTTTGAAAACAAGAGTAATAATATTGTTGTATTTGATGACTTGGTTGGCGCCAATATTGGCGAATTCATTTTCACAACATCGGACAGTTTGTCTGTTAGATCCAATACCATCGTTGAATTAACTCCAGAAAACGGACCAAATGTTCGTTCTGAAGTGGTTTCTATAGACTATGCAAATAATAAAGTAACACTTAAAGATAGTGTTTGGCTAACATATTCTAATGTTGCATTAGTTAAAGCAAACTCCGGTACAAACACGATAAATATACAGTCGTTAACTAATTCATTTAATGTAATTAATAACGGAATTTATAGTAATCCACTAAATCCATTAGAAGATATTATATTTGATGGTGATACAATTAAGATTAATAATGATATTATTGAAGTGGCCAATGTAAACTATGCAAATGGCATAATTACTTTAGTATCAAATTTAACAGCAAACGCAAACAACACTTTATTATCCGTCAACCGAACATTGTCAACCAGAGCAGTAAGAATATTCGGACCTGTTGGTATTCAATTCTACCCAGAATTAACAACAGAAGATGGACGATCATTAATAACAGAAGATGGAAGATTAATCCTTTTGGGGTAATATAACAAATGTCAACAGTAAAAATATCACAACTACCTTTTATAACCGAAATCAACGCCAATACAGAAAAAACTCTGATGGCTGGTGTAGACTTACCATCGGGTTTAACAGGCAAAATTTCAATGAGAACCTTGGCAGCAAGATTATACTCAAATGATGTTTTGAATGTTGGTATAAATCCAATCATATATGAAAACGTAGCGGCACAATTTACAGATTCAAGTTCTGTGTTTATTCAAACCAGTTTAAAAAATACTGATGGACTTGGATCTGCTGACTATGTTGCATATGCAAATAATAGTAGTGGATCAAACAATTTTGTTGACATGGGTGTTAATGGTCCAGGATTTAACGATCCGATTTATTCGGCCATGAAACCTTATGATGGTTATTTGTTCAATTATGGACCATCATCCGGAGATTACCGTGGTAATTTAATAATTGGCACTTCATCGGCCAATGCTCATGTTAAATTTATTGCTGGTGGTACTCTAGAAGAAAATATTGTTGGTCAATATAATCATTCATTATATGAGTTTTATAATCCAATTAGTGTTACTGGTGACATTGTTAATACAGGTAATGTATACACAGATTCTATTATTTTTGGTGATGGATCTATTCAAGAAGGTTCATCCACAGCAAGACTTAATGCATCTTTCTTAAAAGCCAACAATGCATTGGCAAATACAGGTAATGCAACCTTTGGTTATCATTTGTCTGTTCCTGACACACTAACAGCCAATCTTCTTATTGTTACTGGTTTACAACAATTTTCGGGTAATGCATTAATTAGAACCGCAACAGGAACAGGTAACTTTAAAAACATTACATTATTAACTGGTGATGAGATTAGTACTGGTAATAGTGGTTCAATTGACATTAAAACTGGATCTGGTGGTTCAGTTAGTGGCCGTGGTGGAGATATCATATTAACACCAGGAACTGGTGCCACCGCAAAAGGAGAAGTATATTTAAATGCGAATGTGTTGGTAAGTAATAGTATATATTTTGTTGAGGGTGGTTCATACATAGACACAAACCAACTTGAATTGAATGTAGGATCACTTTCTAATGTGAATATTCATGCAAATGTACAAGATGGTCAAACTCCATCAACTTGGACATTTGGTACTGATGGCACATTAGATGTTCCTGGTAATATTAATTTTCCAAATAACAATTCCTATATTGAAGATAGTGAACAGTTCTTTGTAGCCACAGATATTAGTTTTGGTATTCAAACCAATAAAACAGCTGGACAAAATGACTGGACATTTGGCACCGATGGTGATTTAACTGTTCCTGGCACAATTATATTCCCAGACAATACTGAAATTGGATATAATCCTTCAGCAAGTCCTGCGGTATTTGCAATTTCTTCTGCCAACGCAATTATAATTGAAGCCAATAATAAAGTTTTTTCATTTGATTCGAATGGAAAACTCAATGTACCTGGTGATTTAGAAGTTACAAGCAATACCGTATTACAAAAACAGTTAACAATTAATAATTCTGAATTTGCAACAAATTTAGCTTTAGTTAATATCACCGCAAGTGAAGGTGGTGCCACAATTGCACCGTCTAATACCAACTACATGATTCATGTGACAGGTAAAGCAAACAGTTCAACCAGAATTGTTGCTGATGCTTTTGGTACAGGTTCTTATGTTTTGTATTCAGGTCGTCAAGCAAGAGGAACAGTTACTAATCCTACCGCAACACAGAACAATGATGTAATCTTGCGTTTTGCTGGTAACGGTTATACTGGTTCCGAGTTTTCTTCTTCTAGTCCTGCCAAAATTGATTTTGTTGCATCAGAGAATTACACAGATGCAACAAGAGGTTCTCGTATTGAATTTTGGAATACTCCAACAGGATCAAATACAATTCAAAAAATTGCCTCATTTAATGCTGATGCAATTGAATTTACCGGTACAGTTAATCCACAAAAAGGATTCATTTATAATCCAACCGTATTGTCTGGTAACCAAACCGCATTTACAATTAATTATTCAACAACATCATTAATTAAAGCTACATTAATTGCAGATTTAACGATATCACATTCAAATTTTGTTGCTGGTAGAATAGTTGAAGTTTGGTTAACCAATACTTCAGTCAATCCTAGAACTGTTACTCATGGTATTTCTGATTTAAATTCATCAACCAATGCAACAACATTTACAATTCCTGCCACCAGTTCTGCTTATTTAAAATTCTTCTCAATTGATGGCGACTTAGCAAATACATTTGTAACCGTTAATTACGCTTAATAAATACATACTATGGCAAATAAAACACTACTAACAACAAACGCAAAACTGTTTTCGGTTGAACAGCTATATTTTTCACCTGTATCGGTTATACCACCATATTTTGATTCAGTTTTATCTTCAATGTATTGTTTCTTGTCTAAAGCTGATCCGTGGGAAGATAATGATAATCCTCCAGTACCACAACAAGATCAAAGATATTTAAAACAAACATTTAAAAATATGTTTGTGGCTAAAAAAATTACATCGAATGATATTTCTCCTGTAATTCCTAGAGTTGATTGGACAGCAGATATAGTTTATGATTATTTTGATGATACAATTAATATGGCCGAAGTTGATTCTAATGGTTTTAGCAACTATAAGTTCTATGTAAAAAACAAATACGACCAAATTTTTAAATGTTTGTG